ATTTTCTTATCTTTTTCTAATATACGCAAATCATTCATACTACGTAGACGATTAAGTTGTTTAAGTGTTAGTTTGGTTTTACGCAGGTCACTTAGTTTCAAAGTGGTATTGTCGTCCTTTTCAGTACGATACCCAGGTAAATTGTTGTCAAACATTTCAAATAATTGCATATAGTTATTTACCAAAATACTTAAATTGCAGCGGCCCCGGCAGGTGCTGCACCTGCGCTGGCAATAGGACTAGCTGTACCAGGAGTGCCGGGTACTGCACCTTCTGCTCCTTGATCTTGTGCGGCGGGGTCAGCACCAAATGTATCCATATCTTGCTGTAGACCAGCAGTTGTTACATCTACTGCACGTAGTCCTGCTTCCGCCGCCGCACCATCGTCAACTATTCCACGTTCCTCTTTCCATAATTCAGAGTTACGTTGTAGTTCTTCTTCGCTTAGATCTAAGTATCGCTCCATTAAGAAACGTTTGCTCAGATATGGGTATGCTTCTAACGAAGTAAACGTACCAATACGTACTTGATCAATTTCAGCTTGGCGATACTTGGCAAAATTTTGTGGTTCATTAAATCGTAGTTCGAATAAACTACTATCAATGTTTATTCCTCTCCAACGCATAAACATTTTGAATTCTTGATCTAACTTGTCTACTATTAAACTTTGTAGACGCATACAGTATTGATTAAACCGCCATTCTTGAATAAGAGCAGTTGTAGCACGCCCGTCATTAAATGCTTGGCTACTTTCATCATCTCCTGTAGGCAAGTAACTACTAGGAATACGCAGTCCACGGAACATTTTATTAGTAAAGAATCTTAAGTCAGTGATTTCACCTAGATTAGTACCGCCCGGAAATGGTTCTACTGTAGATCCTCTACCATCTGCGGTCACAGGAAAGAAATAGTCTTCGTTTGTGCTCAATGGGTTATATGTAGCATCCATCATGTTCTGCCCACCACCCGTTTGTGTAGGTATACGACGTTGATGTATTTCGTTCTTAACACGGTCAACATAGGCCATGGCCATGTGTGTGGGCATGTTACCTACATCAATTTTAAACACACGACGTTCTGGTGCACGCTGTATACGATAGATAATAATTGCATCTTCTAACAGTTCTTTTTGTTTAAAAATCTTAAAGATACTTTCTAAAATGCTAGTACCAAATGGCCAATTAACATCCAGCCCTTCTGTTAGGCTTACATGTAATATGTGTTCTGCATTAAGGCACGATTCATTTTGTGCATGACTAAAACGACTACCGCCACTGAATGGAGCATTGGGTTGTGTATAACTACCGCTAGGTCCACCTATTTGAGGATGATTAGTATAGGTATCTGTGCTGGCCACTGCAGTAGCAGTCAAATTTTGAAAGTTAATATTCATATCTTTAATGATATATTGTTCTGGTTCTTTACCTTTGGCTTCATTGACAATTACCTTGGTAATTTTATGTGTTTCTGTCCAATAAAGTTTGAAGGTTTCTGGATCACGTAAGAATACTTGATCGCCATATTTTAATACATTACGAAATAATTTAAACAGGCGTTTGTTTAGGTCGTTTAGACTGACCCACTCTTGTAGTTGATCTTTAAGAATTTTGATTTCGTTATCTGTAGGATCTTCTTTAAAAAATAAGTCAAATCCTGTGCCATTTTCAATATTAGTCTGTGTACTAAATTCAGCTATGATGTCTAATGCAGCATTAACTTCACTGTCCATGTCCATTTGTTCATATTGATTGTATCGCTCTGTACGATTAGGATGCCCAATATAAACTTCCGGTAACTGACTGGCAAAGTTTCGATATCCTGTATCGGGTAGTGTACCACTAGCGCCGCTTATCGGACTTAGTGTTCCGCTGCTGTTATTTGCCGTTTTAAAATATTTCTTCCATGCCATATTATTTCTCTCTGAGATACTGTATTTAAGCCGTTAGTAGCTGTTTTGTAATAATCCTGATGCGTACTTGTTATTTTGTTGCATTGCTGACAAAATACTATTTAATATATCAGATTGTGCTCGAAGTGCACCAGTTATTGCACTGCCTTCTAAGTTTACAGGAATTGACTTGTTATCCGGTAATGGCACTACTGCTTCAGTTCCGTGCAAGGTTGCAGAATACCCGCTTAATGACCCGCTGGCAATACCACCTTTGGCAAAGCCTGTAGCATAGTCAGACATTTTTGCACCAGCACTAGACTCTGTCAGGCCAGTAACATAGTCTGACATTTTTGTACTACCGCCAGTCTCTTTTATTGATGCATCAAGTTTAGAACCGCCTTCACCTATTAGATCTTTGGCTTTGTCTAACTCACTTTGTATTTCTTGTTTTAGTTTTGGCCAACCGCGTGCAAAATCTAATATCTCTCGTGCGGTGTTTTGATCAACAACTTCACCGCCAAGAGTCCAAGATCCGTTATCTTTATCTCCTACCCACTTAAGTGCAGCGGCTGCTTCTAAGAAATAACCGGCGATTGACCCTTTACCTTCAGAAGTTATCGCTTGCATACTATTCATTGCTTGGCTAGTTAGTTGACCTACTGATAAATTTCCTAATTTACCTAAGATTTCTTTAGATTCTTTAGCATCAGAAGTTATCGCTTGCATACTATTCATTGCTTGGCTAGTTAGTTGACCTCCTGATAAATTTCCTAATTTACCTAAGATTTCTTTAGATTCTTTAGCACTAGTAACTTCTGCAGGACCTTTAACAATTTCTGGTCCAGCTTCACCTACTATACCTGTTTCGCCGGCTGGAATAGTACCTCCTTCAGCGTACAAGGCAGGTCCCGAATCATTAATCATCTGTTGGTATTTTTCATCAGATGATTTCATTCCTTCAGTACGTTTTTTCTCGTCTTTAGCCGCTTCTTGTTTATATTTTTTAGGATCAGATTTTTTAAGTTGTTCTAATTCTTCTTGGCGTCTTTTCTTTTCGTCAAGCACTCGCTCAGCAGCTTCGTCTATAGCTTTGTTGCCGCTCTGACCAAATGTTTTGTCAATGATTGATTGTAAGCCTTCGAGCATTGCCTTACTAACATCAGCAAATTTCTTAATAGGTACATCCATCATTTCTTGCATTTTAATTTTTAATTGTTGTGCCGCTTGTTCTGCAGCCATTAGACTTTCTTGGTATCCGCCTGCAGCCCCCGCTGCTTTATCTCCTTGAGCAATTGATTTTTTAAGATTTTCGCTGTTAAGTTTTAGACTTTGTTGTCCTTGACTATCAAATGCCGCTGCAAGATCTGCGTTTTTACCAGTAGCAATGGCAGCCATACTCACTGCACGCCCTACTTCATCTGTAGCTTTTAAATATCTATCACCTTGTTGTGCAAACCCGCCAACCATATCTACTACTTGTGCGCCACCACTATTTAATGAATCAGCAAATACTCTACCACCATCTGCGGCACCTGTTAAGTTAGCGCCTACATCTGTAACTGCACCTCCTAGCACTGTAGCTTGTATGGCGGCTCTACGTTGAGTTTCGTCCATTAGCGCAAGACTAGCTTTTACCCGACTAGGTAGTCCAGGATCGTTAGTTTTACGAGCAATTTCGTTTACTTTAGAAAAGAATGCATATTGCTCAGCTTGTTTTTTTGCTTGATCCATTCGCTGTTTAGCATCTTCACCTGTAATGTTTGCTACAATACGCATGTTTTTAGCTAGATCAAGAGTAGCTTCTGCTACTGCTTTATTAGTAGTTGTACCGCCTGTACCTGTTCTACGCAAATCACTGATAATTTGTGCAGAAAGTTCTGCTTGTTCTTGAAATCCAAATCCTAAGTTTTGCATTTCTCTTTGTAAGGTTTGTCCACTGCGGCCAGTAGTTCTTGCAAACTGACTAGTAACATTGGCCATCATCTTAGCACCATCGCTAACTGTATAGCCTGCTTCTGCTAATAAAGGTGCTGTATTTTTTACTGCACCAGAGAATTGCTCCACAGTCAGTCCTGCCATACTACTGTAGCGGCGCATGTCATTCATACCATTAGCAAACATTGCGCCTGCACTGTTCATTTCATGGAAAGATTTTACTGTTTTTTCTACTTCTTTTTGTAGTATTTCAACTCCAAACTTAGCCAGTTTGTTCATTGAATCGGCACTCTTATCTAAGACGATACCGAATATCTCTAAGGCAGCAGCCGCAACCATACCGGCTGGACCAAATCTCATCAGCATAGGTGCAGCGGCTTGTAATCCCTGGCCTAAGGCTTTGGTTCCTGCTGTTGCTACATCAATACCAGCAGTCATTAGTCCCGAGGCTAAGTCTACACCAGTAGCATTACTTTGTAACCCTTTAACAAAGTCACCAGCACCTTTTACTGCCGCAGATGCCATGCCCGAGGCAGCTTTTGTTGTGGCTTCTTGCATTCCTTTCATGCTAGCTGACGTTTGTAGTGCGTCGCGTTGTGCTAACAATGCTGCTTTTGTTTGTTCTGCGGCTAATTTTTTAGTAGCGTCTTGCTCATCTTCCATTGAATCGGTTAGATCCTCAATAGCAGAGTCAAGTTTGTTCAGCATGTCTACTTGATCTTTGTAGCCTTTAGCTCCCTTGGCTACTTCTTTGTTAAGTTTACCAAGCTCTTTTTGGAAATCAGCAGAATTTTTTTGAATATTTTTGACAAAAGACGATAGAGTTTTGTCGCTTATTCCAAACTTTTCTTGAAGTTGATCTAGAGCTTGCTGTAAGCCTTCAATATCTATTTCTTGATCTGCCATTTTTTAACCCCATTTTTACGCACCATAAATAATATTATGGTACTATCAATTATTTATAGGATTTAAATCATGGATCAAACATCGCAACCTACAGTAAGTCATAACCCGTTAGTAAAGCATTTTAGACAACCAGCAATTTATTTAAAACTGCCTAGCGGTGGTCAATTTTGGCCTGAAGGGAGTTTAGACCTACCGTTAAATGGTGAGATTCCTATTTTACCAATGAGTACCAAAGATGAAATTACGCTTAAAACACCAGATGCACTTATGAACGGTCAAGGTGTAGTAAACGTAATTGAAAGTTGTTGTCCGAGTATCAAGGACGCATGGAAAACTCCTAGCATTGATGTAGATGCACTAATTATTGCTATACGTATTGCTAGTTATGGTAATGCTATGGATATAGAATCTTCATGTCCTAAATGCAACGAAGCTAACGAATATAGTATTGATCTAGGTAATGTATTATCTAATATAACTCCAGCAACATACGGTGGAAAAATATCCGCGGACGAATTAAAAATTAAACTGCGGCCACAGGCTTATGTTAATGCTAACAAATCAAGCATGATATCATTCGAAGAGCAACAGATTCTAAGAACCTTGGCGCAAATCGAAGACAATCCAGAAGAAGCTAAAAAAGCATTTGATCAGCAGCTAGCTAAACTGATCAATATAAACATTAGTATGTTAGCTACTAGCACAGATTATATCGAAACACCCGACGGACAGATTGTAACAGATCCTACGTATATTGAAGAATTTTATAATAATTGCAATAGTGGTGTTATCAAAGCGGTTAGAACACAACTAACTGAATTTAATAATGCCAGCGGAATTAAACCAGTAGCTGTAAAATGCAATCACTGCGAACATGATTTTGAAATTGGTATCATGTTTGATTATTCAAGTTTTTTCGGAAAAGGCTCTTAACACTAGAGAACAACGCAGTTCTAGCTATGATACAGGGCTATGAACGTGATGTAAGAGCCTTAAAAGATGATGCGTTACGAATGAGTTGGTATATGCGTGGTGGTTTAAGCTACGACGATGCTATGATGTTAAGCGTAACTGAACGCGAACTGATAGGTAAGATAATCAAAGATAATATGGAAACTACACAGAAATCAAGGCTGCCTTTTTTTTAGACGTAGTTGTTCTTAAAGTAAGTTAAAGGCTATATTCGTATAGTCTTTTTTATTGACTAGTGTTTAAGATGTCTTAACGACATCTGCATTTATCGCTTGCGCTCAAATGCTTTTTCTTCTAATCTAATTAATCTAATTTACTTTGAACTACTGTATGTTCTTCTAATGCTTTATCCAGATGTAGGTCATACTTCACCTATCCGCTAGGCAAAGTATAAGAGACTCTTTATCCGAGTGCTACTATCATACTAACTAAAAGAGATTGTATTCAATTACACGGAGGCGGTCAGCCGGTACCCCCTACTCTTGCTTCATCTGGCGGATGCTAATATAGCCGTAGTTAGCCAACTATATTAGTCACGTGGGTTGTATCTTTTTCACAGTGCCCACATCATTTGGTTTTTACACCTAATTTTATATTGTTTGATCGCTTTTTACAGCACAATACGGTTCTTGCCATCAAGTGTGTAGTCTAGTCTACACGTTCCATTCGGGGCCATTACGCGACCGAAATCTCCTCTTGATACAGCGCATGCTGCAGCAGTGGCTATTTTGTAATCTTTAAGTCTTTTACGGAATTTTTACCAAGTTTAAGTTGAATAATGCCATTGTAGTTGTTTTCACGCAACAATACATCTTCCTTAAATTGATAATAGGCTTCCAAGTAATTAGTTTCGCCTCGGGAGTTGCACAGATGTACAATTTCACGAGTAAATTTCTCTTTGCCTAGTGCGCTAATGTCTTCCATTAAACGCTGTGATGAGCCCCAATATGTTTTCCAGTCTGTTTCTATGACTTCGTGTCTTTTGTTTTTCTTGCCTTTTAGAGGTGGTCTCTTTTTGATAGTAATGAAGTATTTGCGGCCAATGTAATCATGACCATTTACTGTGTTGGTAATTCTATATATAAAGCCATAATAAGTTTGAATATCCTCGGAGTTAAATATTGTGCCATTATAAGTCCAAGGATAATCGTATACCATACTGCTATTTATTTCGCAGACATTGCATTTTTCTTCTCTTGGATTTCTGCTCTTCTTGCTTTGGCTAATTTAGCTAAATCACCTAATGCACCACGAGCACGTGCCGCTGCTGCTTTAACGCCTTTGTCTTCAAACTTTGCGCTTTCTTCTGTGTAAACAGCTACCGCTGCTAAAATATCTTCATGAATTGACATTATATGTCTCCTTGTTGTTGTGTATTTAACCGCCTATAGTGGTGGTTAAATTATTTTCTTACAGTTGATACCATGCCACCTTGCATAATTTCCAATTGATACTGTTTTATCACAATATGGGCATGTTTTTGGAGGTAGTTTATTAATTCTGTCAGCTACCTCCGGTTTACCCCACGATGGATTCTTTTCTTTCTTAAAACCAACGTTTGGGTTTCCTTTGAGAGCCTTGCTTAAATTTTTATTATGTTCGGCCGGCCTATTTTTATTATATTCTTTTAACTTAATGCTTTTCTTTTGTCTAGTTTCTATAGAATCAGTATGTCCGAACAATGGAGATAATTCTCCTCTTTTTCCGTAAGATGGATTTTTATCTCCTTGCCTTGCTAAACTTTTCTTTTGTTTAGTCGCTTCAGAATCCTTACTTCCAAGTCGATTCCCTGCATCAAAACAAGCATTGCTTCTATTATAGCTCAATGGATGATTTTTAGCATCTAACAGTATTAGGTACTTTGTTTCTAATTCTCTAATATACTTGGCTTCTCCTATAGCTAAAATTTCATAGCACCACTCATTACGATTTTCTAAAATAAGAGGTTTAACAATAAGACTTGAGCAAATATATTTTTCATGACGGTTAGGATTCCATCCTTTTTGTGTTTTAGATCCAACATACCACATTCCTGTGGGGAGGTGAGTCCATCTATATAGATAAGGTATTGTATTCATAAGATACTCCAGTAAAGTAATAAGGGCTATCTGTGTTACTGGCACAGAAGGATGATCAAGTCCGTTCGCCCATTAATATTTATGCAATATCTACATCAGTCGAATATGACGTGAAACCATTCTCCTTAACTACACGCATTACATTGTCAACTCGACCTGCTAATTCATCTTTATGACTTATGAGCCAAACTGACTTACTACTTTCTCTAGTCATTTTCTTAAGCATAGCAAGAGCATTTTCAGTACCACTAGAATCAAACCCGTTGTCTATTAATTCATCGATGAATACTAAGTTAATTGGTTGATATAATGATTCATATACATCTCTAAAAGCAAAACTTAGACTCAATATTACTCTGGTCATCTCACCGCGGCTAAGATTGTAGAAGTCTAACTCTCTGCCTAATTCTTGTATTTCTACACTTAGATCATTTAAAAATTTAACACTGTGTGGTAAGCCAATTTTATCTAAGTAATAGCCTAATCGAGCATTTAAGTAGCTTAAGTTTTGATCAATAATACGTTTACGTATAAACGAATCTTTGTTTGTTAATAGTTTTAATAAAAACTCTTGATGTTCCTTGACACGCATTAGTTCATTCATTACGGCGTAATCAATTTCAGCTAAGGCTGTAGTCTTCATCTCTTCAATTTGTTCATCGTAAGGGTCAGTTTCAGCAACTTTGCCCGCTAGCTGTGTTTGTAAGCTAGCTACTGTGCTACGATGATGGATAGCATCTTCTTCCTTATCGTAGAACACATTAGGTTGTTGACCCAACTCGCCTAGCTCTTTTCTAGTTGCTTGGAATAATTGTAGTTGACCGAACAACTCAATGTACTGTTGGTGTGCTTCTGCTAAGATAGCTTTTTTACCTGCTAGTACTTCTTCATGTTTATTATCGTGGAATGTTTGCCCACAAGCATAACAAGTATGCGCTTCCAAATCACTAATTTCTTTTTCTGTCTTGTCTACGAGCTTTTGTTCTCTGACACAATCTGCGTCAGCACGTAAGATAGCTTTATCTAAGTCACCCAAATCTTTACGCTTTTGATTATATGCTGTAAGGTCTTTGTGTGCTTGTATTTCACTATCGATATCGATCTTTAATAGTTCATCTAAGGCAGTTTGCAGTTTTGTTACGTCTTCTGCATGTTTGGTAGTCCACATAGTTTGTCGACGCTTTAGGCTCTCAATTTGCTCTTGAATACGGCCATTTGCGTCAGTAATCGCCTTAATATTGAACTCTTCTTGTTGAATTGCATCCTTAGTAGCCTTACTCTGTTCTTTTAGTAGATCAGCTTTTTCACTAAGCAAGGTAATACCAAGCAACTGCTCAATAATAGTACGTTGTTCATTTGCCTTAAGGCTTAGGAACGGTTCTGTATAGGTATTAAGTGCTACAATATGCTTGAACATATCGTGGCTCATACCTAGCAAGCGTTCAATTTCCTGCTGTGTTTCGCGGCTGTCACCTTGGCTGTTATCGTCTTTGCTTTCCTGTTCTTGATCACCGATATAAAACTTTAGTACATTGTGTTTACGGCCACGCTCGATACGATAGCTTTCACCTTGTACTTCAAAATCAATAGTAACCAGCATACCTTTGGCATTGGTCTTGTTAATTAAATTATCTTTACGAATATTAGTAAGTGCTGTACCGTACAGAGCGTAGCTTAGTGCATTAATGATGGTAGTTTTGCCTGTACCATTACGTGCTCCGCTGTCGTCTCCACCTAAGTCAATGTTCTCACCTAAGACTAAGGTCAAGTCTCTACGGTCAAACTCAACTGCTTGAGTAGCATTACCTACACTCATAAAGTTGCGTACGGTTAAATTCTTAATTCTAAACATTAATTATCTCTATATAAATCTAAAGTTATGCAATGAAGTCCGCCGTCAACAAAAAATCGATGTCTCCATGGAATCACTATACATTCTATATTATGCTGTCTTAATTTCTCTTTTACAACGGGCGTGATGTTCGAAACACAGATCGTATTGGCATCTAATGCCAATACATTAACATCAAATACAGATTCTGCAATGTAACCAACCCAAGATTTAAGATTACCTTCGACAAATTTAATAAATTCGTCGTTGTGCTCTTCGCCTGCCAGCCACCATTTTCCGTTAACCTTTTCTCTCATCAACTTAAATTTAGTAATTAAATTTTGATATTCACTAGGCGGAATACCTATTACTGTATAGTCCGAAAAATAATTTTGATAATCAATTAAAGGATCGATACCTAGAATAACATTATTTCCTAGCACAGCAAAACATCCGTCTACGTGTCCTGCTTTTGAAGTAAATTGACGTATTGGACGAGGATCATTGATATGTTTAGCTAACCATTGGGGATAATCACAATATTCTGGTGCGTCAACATATATGTTATGATTAGTGTTAATGACATTTGGCCCCTGTAACGCACCCATTTCTTTAGTTTCGTATTCTAATGCCTGTTGAAAAGATTTTATTTCGTTAACAATAGATAGATCGTTAGGCCAGCATCCAGATACATAGTCTTGATACTGTGGCCAATCCGATCCCGCTAATTCAACAT